AACAGTGGTACAATTACCGGTAATTGGAGTTTAAGTAGTCAAAGTCAACTACAAGCCACATACAGTGATTTGGCAGAATGGTACACAGCCGATGAAGAATACGAGCCTGGTACAGTTTTAGTATTTGGAGGCGATGCTGAAACTACCACTACTTCAACTATTAACGATACTCGAGCGGCGGGAATTGTTACTACTAATCCGGCATATACTATGAATCGAGAATTGGAGGGGACAAGAGCTTGTATTGCACTAGCAGGCAGGGTTCCCTGCAAGGTAGTGGGCAGAGTTAAGAAAGGAGACATGCTAACCACAAGTGCTACTCCTGGGTACGCTGTGCGTGCCACAACACCTACCCTAGGTGCAATTATTGGCAAAGCATTAGAAGACAAAGACTACGGTGAAGCTGGAGTCATTGAAGTTGCTGTAGGGAGAGCATAATGACTCAAGAAACTATAAACATCGGTGCATCAGCAAATGCTACAGGAGCAGATACAATTCGTGCAGCATTTCTTAAAGTAAATAATAATTTTGCTGATTTATACCCGCAAATTGTGCCTACTCACAGTACTGGTAAAACAGGCGATATAGCAGGAATGGTTGCGTTTGATTCTGTATATTTTTACTACTGCACAGCATCGTATGACGGTACTACTAATATTTGGAAGAGGCACACGTATGATGCTGGAACATGGTAAATACTAAAAGAGACTGCAAATGACAATACAAACAATCAATTTAGGTAGCTATGCTAATGACGGCACAGGTGACGATTTACGCACCGCATTTACCAAAGTAAACAACAATTTTGCGTTTCTGAACACAGAAGTTTCAATTAGTTCTGTAACTAGTTTAGGTTCAGGGACTACTTTGTTTGCTGATAAAAATGGTATTAATTTAGAATTTAAAACTTTAACCAGTACTGATAATAGTATTAATATAACAAATACCAGTACTACAGTTAATTTGCAAGGTGTTACAAAATTAAATACAGATTCTTCTCCACAATTAATTGCTAATTTAAATTTAAACACTCACCATATCTATGGCGGAGATACCCAAACAACAATATATGGTCAGGATCCTAACATAGCTGTAGGTTTGTTCTCTACCATGGTTCCTGCTACAAATTTTTCAGCAGACTTTGGATCAATCAGTTACCCAACAGGTTATCAAAGAAGTACTAACGGATATACTGTAGACCTAAACGGTACAGGAGTTTCTGACGGGATTCTTAATCCTCCTAGTAACGATTACGATTTTGGAAACTTTGGTCAAACTGCATTGTCAGTCAGCGGATATTATTTGACACTAGGAACAAATTTAACCACATCCGGTAGTGGTAATATTACATTAAATTGTAATAGTAATGTTAATATAACATTGCCTTCCAGTGGTACACTAGCAACAACTGCTAGTCAATTAAATCAATTTGCAGCCACTACCAGTGCTCAATTGGCTTCTGTGCTTACAGACGAAACTGGAACAGGATTTGTTGTATTCAGTGCTAGTCCTACATTGACTGGTACTACTACCGCAACTAATTTATCATTAGGAGGTTACTTATATGCGTCTGGAAATTTTGCCATTAATGGCACTGCATTTGAAGTGGACGCAACTACTGGAAATGTAACTTTCCAAGATGGTACTGTACAAAATACAGCATGGCCTACGACATCCGGTACACACGCGTCAAATTCTGCAGGTACCACCGGACAAATTTCATGGGATGACAACTACATTTATGTCTGTACAGCACCTAATACTTGGAAAAGATCACCATTAACTGGCGGTTATTGAGATGTTAAATGTTTGGACACAGCCTAGCGGTTATTCTTTCGGAACTCTACAAGAACAGCAGTCTGTCACTTTACCGTTGCCGATATCTAGCAGCGAAGGCGTACTTTTTACTTTAATTTCAGGCGCCTTGCCTGACGGACTATTTTTGGAGGGCGCTTATTTGATAGGTGCTCCATTGGCAGTTCCTAAAGAACAAACTTATAGTTTTTGCATACGGGCTAGTCAAAATTCAAATATCTCTGATAGAACATTCTCCTTAAAAGTATTTGGATACAATCCTCCGACATTTCTCACGCCTGCTGGAACATTACCAGTAGGACCAAATAAACAATTTTACACTCCTGATCAAACTTACATCAGCTATCAATTATCTGTAGCAGATATAAATGTTGCCGGCGGAGCAATATTAACATTTTATATTGCCGATGGCGATGGAGTATTGCCGCCGGGATTAACCCTTAGCTCAAGCGGATTAATAAGCGGGTATATTAAACCTTCTCCTCAAGTAGTTATAAATGATGGTGCTGGAAATTTCGACGAACAAACATACGACACAGGAGTATTTGATTTTGGATTGAGATCTACCAACGGGTTCGATAGTTACCAATACGACGATGTAATCTTTGATTATGCTGTGCTGTCTGTAGTTACACAAACATTAAGTTTAAATTATCAATTTAGAGTGACTGTAACAGATGGTATTAATTATAGTCAACAAGTGTTTAAAATATTTGTTACCGGTACTGACGAATTTAGAGCCGATAGTGTTAGTTTAGATGGGTTAGCAGATGAATTCACAGCTGACAGCACTTATCTAAGAAAACCAGTATGGCTTACTAATAGTGATCTTGGTATTTTCAGGTCTAACAATTATATTACAGTGCCTGTTGCTTTATACGATAATAAGGATGTAGAATTTAGATTAGAAACAACTAACGAAGAAGTTTATGCTACTGCCTACCAAGCGGTTTTGACTGATAATATTGCTAATAGCACCAGCGTCACTGTTCAAAATCTCTCCGCTGTTCCAACAGTGGGACAACATTTCACATTAGATAATTATGTTATAGGAGCCGATGATACTGTTTATACCATATCAGTAGTAACGCAGCTGTCTAGTACTAGATATAGATTAACTATTTCAAGCCCTTTATTGATATCAATACCTAACAATACTAGTTTTTACATTGGCACTTTGAGTAAACTACCTACTGGTCTAAACTATGATCCGGTTTCTGGAGATTTATTTGGATTGGTGCCTTATCAACCGTCTGTTACAAGTGTATACAAATTCACTCTTACTGCTACTAAACCTGGAAATACTGGTGAAATTATCAGTGCCAGCAGAACATTTACTATCACAATATTAGGTAGTATTCACAGCGTTATAACTTGGATCACACCAACCAATCTAGGCAGTATTCCAGCAGATTATATTTGCAATCTAAATGTAACTGCCACTACTAGCGTTCAAAATGCATTAATAACTTATTCATTAGTATCAGGATCATTACCACCTGGCATTTCATTAAGTAATGATGGAGAATTATCAGGAGTGCCTAATCAATATTATGATTCTGTGCATAATATTCCTGGTCTTATAACTATCGATAACGGCTCAACTACATTTGATAAGACATCAACAACTTTAGATCGACAATATATATTTACTATAAATGCCTCTGATCAATATGCGTACAGCGCAATCGATAAAATTTTTACTTTGACTATTACTACTCCTAATACTACAATTTATAATAATGTCATAGCAAGACCATTTTTAGTTCCCAGTCAAAGATCTACATTTAGTAATTTTATTAACAACAGTAATATTTTTACTCCTTCAAGCATTTATAGACCAGAAGATCCTAATTTTGGTATTCAAAATACTTTAACCATGCTAGTTTATGCAGGAATACAAAACGAGCAAGCAGCTGCTTATGTCGGCGCTTTATCGCTTAATAGCAAGAAAAAACGTTTTACTTTTGGATCAGTAAGTAAAGCTGTAGCTGTAGATCCTGTAACAAAAAATAAAATTTACGAAGTTATATATGTTCAAATGCTAGATCTATCGGAGCCGAACGGAAAACACTTACCTTCATCTTTTAAAGTGAAAAGTTTAGAATCTGAAGCAATTACTGTAGACAATACTATAAATTTTTATAAAAATGATCCTACTACTCTAACTTTAGATGCATTAAGTAGTACTAGACCTGATTATATCATAACAGCAGATAGTACAGGTTATGAAGTTAGCAATCCAAATACAGACACATATTTTCCTAGTAGTGTTACTAATTGGCAAAAGAGCATCAGTACTGTAGGGTTAACAGAAAGAAATTATCTTCCATTATGGATGAGAAGCATGCAACTAGGGCAGAAAGCAGAATTAGGATATGTATTAGCAGTTCCTTTATGTTTTTGTAAACCCGATACAGCAGATAATATTTTACTCAATATTAAATTCAATGGGTTTGATTTTAGCCAATTAGATTATACCATTGATAGATTTACAATAACTTCTTTATCGGGATATATTAACGATAAATATCTCGTATTCAACGACAATAGGATAACAGTATGACAAGTCTAGTAACCACATATTCAAATACAATCAATACAGCATACCCTGTAGCAGGTCAAGATAACAATAGTCAAGGATTCCGTGATAATTTTACAGCTATTCAATCTGCTTTAAACGAAGCTGCAACGGAAATTACAACTTTGCAAGATAACGGCATAGATGTAACCGCTACTACAAACAGTTTACAGAATACAGAATTAACAAATGGATTTTATCTTCAATTTTATCCTTCTACGAAAAATCTTGGGACTATTAATAGTGCAACCACTGTAGATTTAAATCTAGGATCTGTGCAATATGGTACAATTAATACTTCTGGAGTTGTTCTAACATTTGCAAATTGGCCATCTTCAGGTTACGGAACTATAAAACTTATATTAAAATTTACTCAATCAACTTCGACTACTACTATTTTAAGTACTACTAATTCTGGATCAATTTTAGTAGACTCTTCATGGACTGGCATCTTTACTCAAACTGGCGGAGTTGGCACTAATGTTCAGATTGTTTATCCAAACCCTGGAACCAACACTATGTATGTAATCGATGGGTTCAGTTATGACGGTGGAACACACGTTTACCTAAAAGTAAGCGGAACTTATTCTAGTGCAATATAATGCATCCTCTATCTGGTAATTTTTCAGAACTTAAAGACAGTGAGATCGAAGATAAAGTAGCAGATCTCACTAAGAAATATTTCATGACTAGTAACACTGATATAAAAACACAAATTACGATGTTATTAGAATCTTACAAAGAAGAATTAAGTAATAGAAGACGAGCATCATTAGAAAAATTAATGAAATCGAGTGAAAAAAACCTTGACAAATTAATTAAAGTCAACTAAAATAAAGGCTATGCGCCTAGATCAATTCGGTAATCCTATTTTTAATTCCTTAGATATATTTAAAATTCTTTATCAAGGAAAATTAACCAATCTCAAAGATATCACTGTCGATTATGATGATGATATCGACCAACTAGAAAAAACTTCAGGGTTATCATTCCAGAAATTCAACGAACAATTGAATCAGATAACCGTTGAAGATTTTGATAGAATAATGCAAAGTAACTGGTTTATCCCAGATGAATACAAAAGTTTTGATGTCGAAGCTTGGTGTATAGATAGATGTACTTCAAAAGAACAAATATCGCGTGTAGAATCAGAAATGGATGCTTACAAAGAAAGAAACATGATTCCATTATTGCAATGGTGCAAATATTTTGTAGACAATTGTCATGCAAATAATATTGTTTGGGGCGTCGGTAGAGGTTCAAGTGTAGCTAGCTTTGTATTATATTTGTTGGGTGTGCATCAGATAGATTCAGTCAAATATAATTTAGACTGGCAAGAATTTTTAAGATAAGTAGTAGTATAATTCAAGGAGAATTAGTATGACAATATATAAAACAGCCCGAGGTAAAGTAATAGACATGGGCAAACTGATTAGTAAAAATGAACTTACTCCCGCAGTTGGCAATGCTAAAGTTAATGCTCGGGGAGACAAAATAGGAGCTAACGGTAAAATCATAAAGCGCAGAGAAGAATTCGTTTCACCAAATACCAACCCTATTCCCAATCAAAATAATATGGCAAATATGCAACCTTCCCCTGCTCCAGTTGCAACTAAGCCTGCTCCGATTGAGGCTAAGCCTGCTCCTGTAACAGTTTCTGTTAAAAAAGATATTTCAAAAATGGATCCAGAAGGAAAAGAATAATGGTAGTAGCGAGAGGTAAATTAAAACCTCTACACGACAATATTGTTGTAGTAGACATGAATTTTGATGAACGCAAAACCAAAAGCGGTCTAGTGTTGTTAAGCGATGACGGAAAAGCAGAAGGTGTTAGACATCGATGGGGTAGAGTTTGGGCGGTTGGTCCTGAACAAGAAGATGTCAAAGTCGGGGAATGGATTTTATTAGAACACGGTAGGTGGAGTCGAGGATTTAAATACGAAGATCCTACTACTGGAGAAGTGATTACCATTCGCCGAGGAGATCCCAAAGCGATATTAGCTGTTAGTGATCATGAGCCTAACGAAGATGATATGGGCAAATTTAATACAGTAACACATCCTACATTTGATTTTACTAACTAAAAAGAGTAACAGGCCTATTGACCAGGCCTGTTTTCACCTGTATAATAAAGAAAATTAAGGAATCTTATGAAAGAACTGTGGGTAGAAAAATATCGGCCGAATACAATCAATGGATATGTATTTAGAGATCAAAGTCAAAAAGAGCAAATAAAAGGTTGGATTAAAGAAAAATCAATTCCGCATTTATTGTTTAGTGGTACAGCCGGGATTGGTAAAACTACCTTGGCTAAAGTATTATTCAATGAATTAGAGATTAATGAATTAGATATTTTAGAAATAAATGCTAGTCGTACAAATAGTGTCGATGATGTGAGAGATAAAATTGTTAACTTTGTACAGATGATTCCGTTTGGCGATTTTAAAGTTGTATTACTAGATGAGGCAGATTATTTAACTCCTAATGCACAGGCTGCACTGCGCGGAGTGATGGAAGAATATCATCATACTTCAAGATTTATATTAACTTGTAATTATCGTTACAAAATTATTCCTGCTATACAAAGTCGTTGTCAAGGATTTGATATTGAAAAAACTGATCAAACAGAATTTACAGCCCGTGCTGCAGAAATTCTTATCAGTGAAAATGTTGAATTTGACATCGATACACTAGATACATTTGTTAAAGCCACATATCCAGATCTCCGTAAATGTATTAATACTATACAAATGAATAGTAGAGAGGGTGTTTTACACATTCCTGAAAAAAACGACACAGGAGAATCAGACTATAAATTTAAAATGGTAGAACTGTTTAAGGCAGGTAAAATTGCTGAAGGTCGTAAACTAGTGTGTAGTCAAGCTCGCCCTGAAGATATAGATGAAATATATCGTTGGTTATATGATAATATAGAAATTTTCGGAGATGGGGAAACACAAGATAAAGCTATTCTAATAATTAAACAGGGTATATTAGATCACGGTATTATTATTGATCCAGAAATTAATCTTGCGGCTACATTAATACGATTATCACACTTACAATAAAAAAGG